CAGCTTAGTGGGTTCGTAACCCCTTACTAAACGTATCGACTCAGCGTGATGTCTCGACATCCCGCTCCCAGTGATCTGAAGCAATCGGACGTTGTTTGTTCGATGTGCTCTCGATGGAAAGAGATGGATCTTCCCGTGGACTTCAGGCCTCCCGACGGAGCCTGCGAGTCCTGTAGCCGCAGCCTACATGTCTCGCGCACCCTTCTCCAGGTGTACGAGTTTGCGCAGTTTGAACCCCGGAAGTACTCGGTTGATCGCCTGAGTATCTGGGGTTATGCGCAGCATGAGGGCTCGTGCGCACTCCTCACACTTCATTCCCAACTTTTGGTCGCCGGCCCTGCCTGGCTTGACCTGTTGAAGTTTAAGTGTGCGGCCCTATTCGCATGGGCCAACGATCAGGAGATACCCGCCTATCCGAATAAACTGGCGGATCTCAAGATCCCGTATGGTGACAGTCCCCATTTCCTTTCGGGGCTGTTCCGTCGATTTGACGCGTACCAACGAACGCGTCTGAGATCTGGTACGAAAGTGGCTCGCGATTTTGCAGCCTCATTCTTCTACTCGATGCTCATGGCCAAGAAGGGCTTCCCCCGACCCGACAAGCGAATGCTTCGTCAGGCCGAGCAGGATACCTTCAAAGCTTTAACCACCCCACAATCCATTGGTGGTGGTGTCGACTTCAAATACGGGACTGTCCAGGTGTCTACGGACCCGGACCTGTCTCGCCTGGCACAGAAGTGCCGCGACGTTGTGTGTCATCTAACGAAATCCGCGGGCCATCTCGGGCGCCCGCATCCTCATCCGGAAAAGGACTATCCGGACCGGCGGTTTTCACTGGCGTTCGCGTCGGTGAATTCCTGCTACGGTGGATCTCGTAAGGGGGGAGGCCAACTTGGTGCGTTGGCCGGCTTTTACTCCCAATGGTATGACAACCATGCCCGCCTCGAGTGGAGACTCCTGGTGGACGGCTCACTCTATGAGTGTATCGAGCCGGAGCTGCGCTGGTGGCACTGTCCTGGGTTTGAGGAACGTGGTATCCTCGCTCAGGACGCTTTAGTGCATGCAGCTCTCGCCGAAGACCCCCGCGCTCAGCCATTGGCTCTGGCGGAGGCCTTGAAGGTCCGTACTATCACTAAGGGCCCTCCCGTTCTCAATACGGTTCTGCGTCCTTTGCAGAAGCTCTTGCACAGTATCTGTGCATCAGACGAGAGGTTTGTGATTGGCGGTCCGTGTACACTCGACGTTCTCCGTTCGGTGTTCTGTACCCGTTCTTCGGGCAGAATAGGAGACCCCGCGTCCGGCCTTAAATGGCTTTCGGGCGACTACAAAGCGGCGACGGACAACCTCAATGCACTTCTTTCGACGACCATCGCTGATGAGTTTTCGAATGTGCTTGGGTTGGACGACCGCTACCGGCAATTGTTGCAACGGTCTTTGTGTGGTCACTCAATGTGTCGCCCACTTCGCAAGTTCGAGGTGGAGGGTCCTGGCGATGTTCTTCCGCAGGCCCGGGGACAGTTAATGGGGAGTATTACTTCATTCCCTGTACTGTGCGTAGCAAACTTTGCCCTCATCTGGCTCGCTAAAGAAGAAGCGGCCGGGGTTTCGATACCCTTTGATGAGGTTGACGTCATCGTTAATGGTGATGACTGTCTCTTCCCCGCCTCTGCGAATTGCAAGCGCATTTGGGAACGATTGGCCGTCGTGGCTGGCTTGACTCCTTCAGTGGGTAAGACTTACTATGACGACCGGTTTGCTGTCTTCAACTCAATCCTTTTCTCTACCGACTCCTTCTTGGGTCGCGCTCCAGTGGACTACAAAGACGATGTCCACCGCCGCGGCTTGGATTGCGTCCCCAATGCAGACTCGTGCCCGTGTAGGGTTGCGTACTGCTATGAGTGGACCCCACGGATCATCCCTTATCTCAACTTCAACCTTTTGTTGAGTGTGGGTCGGTCTGTTGGTGAAGAGTCGGCGACGAAAGACGACTTGCCGGGCGCGCGCGCCCGTGCTATGCTCGACGGATTTGATGATCCGGAGCAAAGGCGCTGGATTATGGCCAACTTCGTGGCCGAATGTAAGCGCCGACCCGGCGTCCTCCCTCGACGCGCCAGTTGGTACTGGCCGGAGGAGTTTGGAGGGGCCGGGTTGCCTGAGGTCTATCCCGATTTCGTAATGGATCGGCAAGACCGTCGTCTTTTGAATGGGTTGCTCAAAGGGCTAAGTGACAAGCCCGAACTGTGGTCGCGCGTCCCCGTTCCCAGCTTTGGGGATGCGGCCGATGCACAGTCTAAGATGGTCGAGAAGGTCGCCTTTCCGCACCTTTTCGGTCGACGTATCCGGGATGATGAAGATCCGAATGCGTTCGACGGTACCAATCTTGATCTCGAGTGGGAGGTTGAATTGAGCCCACTGGATGAGACCGACGTAGCTCTGCGTGCGAACAATCCGCCCTGTGTGGATTTTCTCGCAGCTGATGAGCGGAACGTCTCGTCCGAGGATCGAGTCCATTTAACTCCGACCCAGATCGTTGAGCGTATCGCTCACGCCCTGGTTGAACCCACCACTACAGGTGAGGCCCCGTTCTATCAACGATATTGGTATGACTATGGGTCAAACCCTGGTGTGGTTCATGTGTCGGATCTCGATCCCCGAAATCTTTTTCGTCATCACCCTTTCGCCGTTAACAGTTCTCTTATCAATTGTTGGTTTGAGACAGTAGGCGGTCCGGAGCTGGTTCCCTCGGATGGAGTGGAGACCCCCGGCGTCTTAGCGCAGCGTAACGTCATCGCCGCCGCTTTTAACGATCGTAATCGGGTGGCAATCTTACAACGTGGCCACGAGGATGAAGACCGGTCTGCCGGTATCCTCCCCGTGCGTTACGCTTTTAGCAAGTGTGATGCTTTCTATAGTAAGATTGTGAGGCAGAACATCACTGCCTCTTATGGAGACTGGTCTTCGTATCCTACAAGACCCAAACTCCTGAGCCGTGATCAAGTCACACACAGCCATGTCAGTCTGACTAATTGGCTGAAACCGCGTTTCGATCTTCACGATCTCGCGGAGCTCTTCGACACCTAACAGAGTCGATGGGTAAATGCAGACCCCCTTGGTCAGCCGCTTCGGCGGGTTCCTTGGGAGATTGGGCGTCACGTGACGTCCGGGACTGTGGACAGATTCCTTCAGAGCCTTAGCGGCCACTGTAGAGACCTCGTTGCAAGTTCGTTATCCGAGTGGCGTAATGCCTGGACTGTGGGGCCCCTTACGGGACGACCCTGCTCATCCACCTCGGAGACCGTTTGCTGCGACTGATCGAAGTGTTCGTACCGCATCGCTTGGAAGCTCCTCCAACTTTCCCCCTGATCTTGCCGTGATGGCTTATCAGCG